CGCTGATTCATTTCCGCCACGACGGCCTTGAACAGGCCAGCGATCTTGGCGCTGGCCTTGACCTTCTGCCGCTCACGGTTCCGTTCGTCCGTCAAGTGGACGACTTCGGCTTCCAACTCCAGGATGCGCTTGTCGGTGGGGTCGTAGTCCGGGACGGCCTTATGTTGGCCGCCGGCCCGCTTCGGTGTGGGCGGCTCGCCGGTGGGCCATTCCACGTCTTTGTGGACCCGGCCGGTGGCGATGTCGGACACGGTGCTTCGGCTCACCTTGAACCGCTTGGCAATATCCGGTTGCGTTGCGCCATCCGTGATGGCTTGCTTGATCTTCTCGACCTTCTTCTTTGTCAAACGCATGATCTTTCCGTGTCGCCCTCGCCGGTTAGTGGTGTAAGAGAGGCCGGGCGGCGCTGCCCGCCGCCGCCCGGCTCAAGTGCTGTCGGTCACACAAGAGGCAGGGAAGCGAACCGACTTAAGGCCGGCGAACGCGGCCGAAGAACCTTTCCGCCCAATTGATCGCACCGTCGAAATCGAACGGCGGCTTGAAGGCGGCACCATCGTCCGGTAGGCCGCCGGCCGGATTCCGCTGGGGGTAGCCGCCCGGCGACTGGCCTTCGTCTTCCACCGGGATCGCTTCGATTTCCTTCAGGCTGGGCATCGGGACGGACGAGTCGATGGCCCACTCGACCTTCGATTCCTTGGCCCAGGTATGGATACGCCGCACGGGGACGATGAAGTTGAAACCCTGCAACTGCATCACGCCCTGGGTCAACATGCCGATATAGATTCCGCTGTCCTTCAGGTACATGCCGCCGCCCGACGAGCCGGGGAACGAAACCGTCGTCACCTGATCGAAAACCTTGACGTTCGCGCCTTTCATCGGCAGGGTGCGCCCGACCTGGGAGAGCACGCCAGTCGTGTAGCTATTCGCCCCGAATTGCCCGAGCAGGCTGCCGCAATGGCTCAGGTCAACGCCGATGGGCGGAATGTAGTTCGGGTCTTTGTGGAACTTGGCCGTGGCGCTGAGCGGATAGGCCCCCTTGCAGCGGACCATGAGCACCGCCAGGTCTTCACCGTAATCAGCGTCGCTGACCTTGATGACCTTGCAATCGTACTTGACTTCGCCCACGCGGCGGCCGTCCTGCTGCCGTTCCTGGACGATTTCGGCGTCTTTGTACTCGACCTTGATTCGGGGTGTGCCCTGCGGCGTGACGACCGTGCGCGTAGTGCGCAGGCCATCGACGACGTGAGCGGCCGTCCAGATGAAACTCACAGTGTCGTCGCCGATCTTGCGGGTTACGAGAGTGCCGGAGCCTTGGGCGCGGCCCGCCTTGATGGTGACACTCACGTTCTGCAAATCATCGGGGACGCTGGCGACCGCCGGAGCGACGGTCAGGGCAAGCAGAGCCAGAGCCAACAGCACGTACTTCATCGTTGCAATCTCCACGGTGTTGAGAAAAGGTTTCACGATCATTGCCAGACTCGGACAATCCGGTGCAGCGGTTCAGGGCCATCATCCTCGTCATCACACGGATCGCCGGATTCGCCCGGCCCACTTACGACTTCCACTTCCACTTGGCTCTCGTATTCCGGCTTCAACCGGTTCACGAGGGCCGTGACGATCCGGTCGCGGATCGCCTCGTCATGGCCCCAACATCGGTAGCGTGACTTCAACAGCACCACGGCCTCGGCCTCTAAAGCAACGTCGTCGTCTTCCGGGTCCGCGAACTCCAACTCGTACAACGAGTCGGAAAACACCCATTGAAGGACACCGTTGACGCTGGCTTCCGTGGGGGCATGACCCTCGTAGCGGCCCTTGGCAATCACGATGCGACATCGGACCTCGCTCACGCTGCGATCTCCTCCACGAGCATTTCGCCTTCTTCGCCGGCATCCTTCCAAACAACGCCTTGGAGGATTTCGCCCATCGTCATTAGCTCCAACTTCCGGTTGGCGCGAATGACGTTTAGCACGCGGTCATCGCTGGGCAGGTGGATCAGGTCTACGATTGTGCAGCCCAGGTTTTCGTCCATGCCTTTGCGGTGGATGCGATCCTCGCTCTGCACGCGGTACTCCGGCTTCCAACTGTTGGACCAGTACACCGCCATGCGGGCTTCCACCAACGTCAGGCTCATGCCGCCCGACTCAGGATTGGCGACGAAGACGACCTTGCCGTGCGATTCCAAGCTGGCCCAGTAGTCCAGCGGCTCCTCGCCGGTCGCAACAGCGCCCTCCGGGCTGTCGCTCTTGGCCGCCAAGACTTGGAAGTTGCCCTGATCGCAGCGCACCACGTCCCACTTCTCCTTGAGGCACAGCTTGACGATGCGATCCACGGAACCGGTGAAGCCGGCGAAAACTACCAGCCGCCCGACTTCCTCGTTCTCGTCCAGCAGCATCTTGAGGGCGGCTTCCTTCGGACAGGGCAATTCCCGAGTAACGCGCACCATCTTGGGGACTTCCCGCTTGCCGTTGCACAACGGACAGGGGACCGACTCTTTCACGAGGCGGGCCTGTAAGTCCGGGTCCAGCAGGTCGATCGCCTGGTAGCGGGCCTCGCGGTCTTCCGGGTCCGTCCACTCGGCCACCGTGCCATCCGTGCAATGCGTGCATGTCGTCATGCCGTCATGGACTTCGCGGTACTGGAATCCATCGCTCAGTTCCCGCAGCAAGGTCATGCCGGTCACGGCGTTGTGGGCCGGATTGTGGGCGATAGCTTCCGCCACACGCAGCACGCTCGCCGTAGGCTTGCAGATGATCTTGCGGTATCGCTTCTCGGGCAGGTGCAAGCAGTCCTTCTTGTGCTTGACGACCACCAGCCCTTTGAGCCGTTCATAGAGGTAGGCCACTTCGTTCTTGCTGGCCTCGAACGGATGGTACTCTTCCGGGTCCGTCACGCCGTCCAACTCGTGCGGGCCTTCTTCGCGTGTTGCACCACACTTGGCGCATTTGTTCTCGTTGTCTTTCCAGCCAGTCCGCTTCTTGAACTTGCCGGCGTCGTACTCGGCCGTGACCATGAAGGCCAACCGCTCTTCCATCGCCCGGCGGCTGCCTTCTTTGAGGAACCCAGGCCAAGCGATCTCGCACTGACTCCACCAATCGCACGGCGTTTTCGGCGACGGCGTGCCGCTCATTTCGATCACGTAGCCGTCGTAGCCGTACTTGTCGCGAATCAGATCAGCGAGCTTCTGAACCGCCTTGGACCTTTGCGACGTGTCGTTCTTACAGCGGCTCGATTCATCCGCCACGAAGAAGCGAGGCAAGGGTTGGGAGCCATCCCATTCGTCCATCACCCGGACCAGCCCTTCGTAGGTGAAGAACTCGATCTGGCACTTGTCGAAGGGAAAGCCCCACAGCTTGAACTCGCGCTTGATGTTCGGGATGCTGGTCTTGGGGCCGACCCACCAGACCAGGTTGACGCCCGACTTCTCAATCACCAACTGGGCGGCCAGGGTCTTGCCCGTGCCCATTTCCGCGCCGAAAATCTGGTAGTGGTATGTCAGGCCGGCATCGGCCAGGTCCGCCTGGTGCGGCATGAGAATCTGCGGGACGCCGCCGCGCGTCAGCTTGCGGTACTCGTGACGAATCAGCGGCCGGTCGAACCAGGCATAGACGGGTTTGCCGGCCAGGAAGCCGATCTGCATACGGTTGCGCTGGCAGTCGTCCACCGACCAGACCTTCTTCTTGGCATACGTGCCTTCCTCGTCGTAGCCGTGGTAGTGCGCTCCGTGCATCGGCTTGATCTCTTGCTGCGACAGCTTGAACACTGTCGGCGAGCCGATCTTGCCGTTGCCCCAGAAGTAGATGCGGCCGTCGCGTGTTTCCAACGCGGTCAACGCCAGGCGCTTGTTCCCCTGGTCAGTGATGAACGGCAGCTTGACGATCTCAACCGACATTCGATCCTCCCAGGCGGTTGCGGATTATGTTGCAGTTGTGTTCGGTCAACTCGACGCCGATGCAGCGGCGGCCGAGGCGTTGGGCGGCCAGCAATGTCGAGCCGCTGCCGGCGAAGGGATCAAGGATCACGCCGCCGTCCGGGGTGGAGAGCAGCTTGAGCAGGTATTCCATCAGCCTCACGGGCTTGACCGTGGGGTGGTCGTTGCCTTCTCCCCGCTCCGTGGTCGTGGCCTTGCCCGTGTAGAAGAACCGAGACGCACCGCCCGAATCGCCGTAGGCCACTTGGGCATCGCCGCTTTTCCCCATGCCGCCGTGATAGCCGTCGCCGGCTTTCGTTCTCACGGTGCCCGTTCCGCTCGTCAGCGTCCCAGTCTGAGCGTCGAGAAGGGTCGCGGCCTCTTCATCCAGCAATAGATTCGCTGGCCAGCGGCCTTTCGTCGATTCGATGAACTGAGCGCCCTTCTTGGCTGCCGTCTGTTGGATTCGCTCGCCCTGCTTGCCGTGGAAGGTCGTACCGTTTCGGTCGGCGTTGTACTTGTATCCGGGGTTGTCGCCGATGCGGCAGGCGTCGATATTCATGCCCGCCACGCCATGCGTGAGCGCGTTGTGCGCGAGCGTACCGTCCATCGGCTTCATTGCCAGGATGATCGGCTCCCAGGCGGGTTTCAGGGCGTTCGCCCAGCCGGTCCAGCGGGCGGCCTCGGGTGTGGCCGGCGCGGTGATAGCACACTCGGCTTGCGGGTTGTGCAAGTCGCCGTAGACTTCATTCGTGCGGCCATTGTCGGCCAGGGAGTAGCCGGGCAGGCCGACCTTCGTGCCGACGACTTCGCGCTTGGCTCCCTTGGCCTTGTCGATCATCTTGCCGATGTCGGCAGCCTTGGGAAAACCTTGCCCCTGCAACCAGGCGAGGGCTTGGCCCGGCGCAACCAGGTCCGCGAACAGCTTGCGTTGCTCTCCGGTCAGGCTCTCCCACAGGTCGTTTATACGAGCATCCTGCGCGAAGAGCCGGAGCAAGCTGTCTCGAATCTCCCACCCGGCATCCTCGATCGCGCAGGTCAGCCGGTGGTAGGTCCGCGTGCCGCCGAAGGCCAGCAGCAGCGCACCGGGCTTTGCCACGCGGTAGATCGCCCGCCAGAACTCGGGACCGGGCACGTCATGGTCCCAATCCTTCTCCATGAAATCCAAGCCGTAGGGCGGGTCCGTGACCACGAAATCGACGCTGCTCTCCGGCAACGTCGGCAGCACTTGCCGCAGATCGCCGCAGTAGAGGGTCAGGTTGTCGCGGTCGAAGAAGGGTTGCATACGAGTCGGGATAAAAGATGCGTTAGTTCTTCCCGTGAGAGATTGCCAAACGGGGGCAAATCGAGAGTGACTACCGGCCTCTTTTGTCTTCCAGCAGCAAGTAGGTCTGGTCGGGATTGGGCCGCGACGAGTAATCCGGCCAGACTTTCAGGCCGGCGGCGGTGAAGAGGCCGTGCAGCTTGTTGAAGCAGTGCCGCACCGGGGTGGATGCGCCCTTGGCGCAGCCGGATATGACGGCATCCCGCCACTGGTCCAGGGTTCCCGTGACCACGGCGATCTGGACGCCCCGCGCAATCGTTTCCACCACTACAAACGGCATACTCGCCACTTGCAGGATTTCCAGCATGTCCCGCTCATCCGCTCCGATGAACGCGCTAAACGAAACATGCCTTAGCAGGTGGGGTCGGACTCCTGCGGGGGCCTTCTCGTCCCGCATGGCAGCCAGGCAGCTTAGAAACCGCTCGGCATCCGACAGATGCCGGCGGCAAGTGTCCGACGACGCAGCCGGAGAGCGCCCCAGCGCCTTGTTGGTCAAGCCAACAAAGGTGCGGAAGTCGATGGACGGAACTTGGATCAGCACGCAATCCGGCATCATGGTTTATTGATCTCCGCCTGCTGGAATCCCCTTCGCCGACGATCCGGCTGAGGCCGTGGCACACCTGTTCCAGCTTCCCACGGTCAGGCCGAGGCCAAGCGGAATAGAAGAGCCGGGCGGTCGCCACCGCCGCCCGGCCACCTGTCAGCGTGCAAGCCGTTGACAGGCCGGTGAACAGAACTCGGATGGGGCCGGTGGCAGCGGGTCCACCCGAGAGCAAATACCGGCTGTAGTGAGCGTATGTCAGAGGCCCAGCCGGTTTACTGACGATCAGCGAGCGCGGGCCGGGGGAGCGTCCTGGACCGTCTCGACGCCGTTATCCTTGATCGTGAGGAACTTCGTGATTTCCCGCACGATCACTTCCTCGGACGGCAGGCGTCCGAACGGCGTGGTGCAAATCGTCACGACCGGGACGTGCCAGGTGCCCTTGCGGTTCTCGGCGACCTTGACCTTCAGCGTCACCGGGACCGGGCCGTGCGGCTTGAGGTTGCTCACGTCGTTGCCGGCCGCCGCCTTGGCGCCGATGTCGGCCTGGGTGAGCGGGAGGAACGGAAAGAGCTTCTTCGCCTCGATCCGGCTCGACTTGTTACCACAGAAGAACTCCAGGAACCGGCCGGTGCTTTCCTCGTACACAAGGAAGCTGGGGCCGTACTGGCAGTGCGAATCCGCCTCGGCGCTCTGTGCCGCGATCCGCTTGAACTCCTCGCTCTCCATATCGTAGGAAATCACGAGCGCTTCCATGTCGCTCATGTCGATGGCCTTCGGCCGCCGGGCCAGCGGAAGAATGTTGACGTTCGGCCCGAGATCGGTGATTTCATCATCGCCCTCGGGAATGCCGTAATGGCCCTGGGGGATCAGGCCCTTCATGTTGGCCTTGCTCTTCGTGTAGAGTTGCATCCGCCCGAGGTAGTCGCCGCCCTTCGCCAGCTCGGCGAACTGGTCGTCGGTGCCGAGTTGGGTGGAAGGAAGCTGGCCGAGATTGACGGGGGCGATTGCGGTGTTGTCGGACATCGTTAGTTGTCTCCAGGTTTCAGGATTCGAGAAGGTGCGTTATTCGTCGTTGTCGTTCAGGTTCTCGTTGCCAGTCTCGGTTTCGTTACATAGGTCTACCCTCCGTTCCAAGATCGTCGCTTGTGTTCTCGCTAGGATGTTCTCTCGCTGTTCGCGGATGCTTTCTTCGTCCAGATGTAGTGCCCATTGCAGCGCCAGATACCAGCCGTCCACGGCCGTTTGGCTCTTGGCGGCCGTTAATGCAAGGCCGCCCAGTCGATGCTCGCGGTATTCAGCGAGCACTTCCTTCAACGGCCGCAAGTGCGGCACTGGCTCGAAGTCTCGGCAGTAGTCGTGCAGCTTTCCTTGCCGGGCATCCTCCTGAATTCGCCGGACCACGCGACCCGCAATCAGCACAAAGTCTTTCGCAGGGGCAGTCTTTGCCAGAGCGAGAAGTTGTGCCTGTTGGACACGCGGCAGCTTGCCCAGCACGTAGGCCGACCGCAGCGGTATCTCGCCGCGCTCCACGGCCTTCTGGATGTCCTTTCGCAATTCCAGTAGGCCGAGTTGCTGCCGTATCCATTCCGGTGTCTTGTGGATGAAGTTGCTCACTTCGGCCAGCGTAGCGTCCCTTTTCTCTCGGGCCGCGATTGCGTCCATGATTCGCTTTATCTGCCGGGCGTACTCGATCACCGTCGTCTCCGGCCGCAGCGCGTTCGCCTGTATTTGAATCGCCAACACGTCCTGGTCCGTCAGGTTGTGCTTGACGACACAAGGCAACACCGGCAGCCGCAGTTCCTTGGCGGCCGTGTAGCGGTAGAGGCCGTCCACTACTTCGTAGTAACCCGGCCTTCGCGGCGATGGTCGCACGCAAATGGAATTGAGTAGGCCCTGGTGCGCAATCGAGTCCCGCAGTTCCATGTACTCGACTGATTCCGGGTTGACGATTCGCAAGATTGCCCACGGCTCGATGATCGCGGCCAAGGAGATCGTGCGAAACTCGTCGGGCTGATTGGGCATCGTTGCATCCGCGTCAGACATGACACCTACACATGACTGCCAAAACGCGGGTTTTTTCAGTAATTCCTGAAAATCCAAGGGATTTGGCAGTCATGTGTAGGGGTGTAGATGCGGGCCAGTCTCAAAGGTCCGCGCTGAGGACGTTTATACGCCTGACGAGGATCGACCGACGCGGCCCTAGAGACACAACAATGCCCTTAGCCAGCGAAGCCCTCTACAAGTTCCTCCACGCCCGCAAGACGCCGGCCAATGCCGATCTGGTGGATCGGTGGTCCGTTTCAATGGAAACGCAGGTCAACGTCATGGCCGCCGATGGTGAGCCGGTTGCCGGCAAGAAGTCCACTTGGTCGAACGGAAGCGATACCTGGCACTCCATCCGCATCCCGAAGAACGCCGCCACGGACCCAACGTGGGAAGACTACAAGATCGGCTACCCGTTTGATCTTTACGCCGAAGGCATCGGCATGACGGGCTGGGATTGGCAGGCCCGCCGCTCTCGGCACTTTGGTTACGACTTCGACGCCTTGACCGGTCATGCCCAGGGCATCGGTATCGAAGAAAA